TGTGCATAGTCAGCTGCTTTCATTTGATCCAGCATGCCAGTGAGATTCACTCCGTAGCTGTTGGTGGTGCTGCAGGCTGGGCAAGTGGTATCCACATCCATGGTCTGTCCGTAGCTGGCAATGCGGATGGCCACCAGCAAGGTGTCAATGTCAGTGGCAGGCACAGCCCAGGCGTTGGTGATGTTGGGCACACAGCTTTGGATCACACTGACCACAGCAGATCCGTTGAACAGGGCATCTGGGGTGCGATAGGTGATTTCGTCCATGGCAGTCATGGGGTATACCGGCAGCTCACCGTTGGGGGGCATGTTGATTCCGCCCGGGGGATAGTGCTGGCCTCCCGAAGGCAAGCGCACATAAATGGCGGGTTGTCTAAAATACTGCTTGAGTGGATTGTTTGAGATCATGGTCAAAACTCCTGGTAAATATAGTTATGGCCGGCGAATACACCCCTGAAGAATATCAACAAGCTCTGGATGATTATAACAGAGCCTTGATTTCGGGCATGGATCAAAACAGTGCTGCTTTCAAACAACTGAAAGAAAATCTCGACGATGCCATCAAAGGCACCAAAAACTACACCTACCAGATGAAGCAGGCCAGTCAGCAGCTGGGCAGCAGCATGTTGGCGCTGGGCAAACAGATCAGCAGCGGAGCACAAGGTACTGCTGTGTTCAACGATGCACTTGGCAGCGGAGCTGACTTGCTTGGTAAATTTTTAAAAGAAATACCAGGTATCGGGAAATATCTACGGCTAGCCGTCATAGCCGGTGCTGAGTATGTCAAAGCAGTCAACAAACAAAGTGATGCACTCTACAAAAGCTATCAAGAAATAAGTCGCACAGGTGCCATTGGCGCCGGTGGCATGACCGAGGTCTATCAAAACCTCAAGCAATTTGGTTATGGTATTGATGAACTGGGCAACATGGGTGCCCTGTTGGCAGACAACGGCAAAAATCTAGCCTTGTTCAGCGGGTCAGTGAGTCGTGGCACTGGACAAATTGCCGAGTTGGCTCAAGGCGTAAAAGATTCAGATCTACGACGACAGTTCATGAATCTGGGACTCAGTGTGGATGCCCAGAATCAAATGATTGCTGGTTATGCCATACAGCAAGGTCGACTGGGGAAATCAACTGATCTCACCACCAAGGGCATGTCTGCTTATATTCGTGAGCAAGAAATCCTGACCAGACTCACCGGACAAAGTGCTCGAGAGATGCAGGAGCAGTTTGAAGCTCAGCTGCAGATGGATGACTTCATGGCCGGCATCATGGGCATGTCAGATGAAGCGCAAAAAGAAGCCCAAAAAGCCATCAACATGTTCAATTTCCTGGATCCATCGGGCAAGGCGGCTCGTGGATTTGCAGCCAGCATAAATGGACTGGGATACACCACCGAAGAAGGTGCACAGATGTTTGCTGCCAGCAATGGCAAGATACAGGAAGATGCACTGGCTCTGGCACGCGGCAATCTCAAAGCTGTGGACCTGGTGCAACAGTACGGCGATGCTGTGGGTAGAAATTTAGAAACTCAGAGACAGCTCGGCCAGGTGGGTGCCAATTACATGACAAATTTGGCCAGCTCGGTCCGAGTGGTTCAGTATACTAGCAAAGGAGTTGCCAAGGTCTTTGACGAAACTGGCAAAGCTGTAGACAATGCTGCTGCTGGGTTCGATGATTCCACAAATGCAGCCACCAAGACCAGAATAGCACAAATGGGTGCTCGTGACAGCATGGAGAATCTCCTGCAGCACGGTGTCAAGCCAGTTACCATGGGCATGGAACTGTTGGCCAAGGCCATTGACACATTGCTTTGGATCTTGCCCGGCTCTAGCTCTATTGCAGATGCCAAAAAAGAGCAACAGCGTCTTGAAGATGAGAGAGCCAAAGCAGCACAAGATCTTGCCACAAGACAAAAACAAATGGCCGAGGAGGCCAAAAAGCGAGCCGAGCTGGAGCAGGCCAAAAAAGAAGGAAAGCCTGCTGAACAAATACAGCAAAAGGAACAAGAGCTCAAGCAAACTCAAGAAAAAATAAACGCCAGCGGTGGCGATTTGGCACTGGCCACAGCGGCTCTTGCAGGTCAACAAACCGACATAATCAAAGAAAACGAAAAAAAGCTCGAACAATTAAAAAAACAAAACGCCGAAGCTGAAGCCGAAACTCGTCGCCAACTGATTGCAGCAAAAGCCGAAGAAGACAGAATAAAAATTGAAAAACAAGCAGCTGAAGCTGCTGCTGCTCGACTTGCGGCAGAAAAAAAAGCCAAAGAAGACTTGGAAAAAGCTCAAGCCGAACGCAAGAGACTGGAAGAGCAAGAAATACGCGATGCTCGAGCTGCGGCCCAACAGAAGTTGGAAGAAAAAAATCAGAGAGCATCAACGCAACGTGCTAATAAAGCTGCTCCTTTAAAAGCTCCTGACCTGGTTAAAGACACAGACCTGTTGGATCGTTTAAACAAAGGCGGCATCACTGACACAAAAGCACAAGCAAACATACTGGCCCAGATCAAAGCCGAGACAGGTGGTGTGCCACAATCTGAGAGTTTAAAATACAGTGGAAAGCGATTATTTGAATTATTTGGCGCTGGCAATAAAGACGGAAATAAAGTTAGATTTAACTCAGTTGAGGAAGCCAGTGCACTTGCAGCCAAAGGGGATGAAGCAGTCGGCAATCTAATATACGGTGGCCGAATGGGCAATAAAGAAGACGAAGGCTACAAGTATCGTGGTCGAGGCATAATTCAGATCACTGGCAAGAATAATTATAAAAAATATGGAGATCAGATTGGACAAGACTTGGTAAGCAATCCTGATCTGGCCAATGATCCTGAAATTTCCAAGCAAATAGCTGTGGCCTATTTCCAACAAAAACAAAAGGAAAAATTCAATCTGTCGGATATTTCCTCCATTGGCAAAGCAGTGGGCTATGCCGGCGGCGAGGCCGAGACAGCCAAACGAGCTCGATTGGCTCAAATGTACGAATCTCAAATACCTAAAGCTGCCGATGGCGATGTGTTGAGTGGTCCAAAATCTGGATATCGAGCTATGTTGCACGGAACCGAAGCTGTGGTTCCTTTGCCCGACGGTCGCACCATCCCAGTTACCATAGCAGGGCTGGCAGAACACAATGAACGCTTGTCTCAAGTGCTGAGTGCCATAGAAACACGCCTAGGCGGCAACAGTGGCACTGGCATCACGGTGTCAGACACCCTGCTGAGAAAAATGGATGATCTCATACGAGTGGCGTCAGATCAGCTGGGTGTGTCGGGCAAGATATTAAAAGCACAGGCATAATTTCAAGGTAAATATCACAAGATGGCATGGCGCAAATACTTCAAAGTTGCATCCGCAAACGGTGAACTCAGTCCCATTTCTGGTCAAAACCAGTTTGGGTTGACCGGCTACGGTCGTCAAACCGGCAGCCAAAGTGCTGCAGCAGCCGCCAGTGATTTCAGCTACCGGAACTATGCATCACGCTTGCCTGAAGTTTATTCAGGCCATCCCAACCGTGTGGAACGCTACAATCAGTACGAAAACATGGACATGGATTCGGAAATCAATGCCTGTCTAGACATCATTGCTGAATTCAGCACACAAATGAATGAAGACAACGAAACACCGTTTGACATTCATTTCAAGGATCAGCCCACGGACCACGAAATCAGCATTGTGAAAAAGCAACTGCAACAGTGGACCAAGATCAACAAACTGGATCAGCGCATATTCAAGCTGTTCCGCAACACCATCAAGTACGGTGATCAGGTGTTTGTGCGTGACCCTGAAACATTTGAACTGTACTGGGTGGACATGATCAAGGTGGCTCGAGTGATTGTGAACGAATCAGAAGGCAAGCGTCCTGAGCAGTACATCATTAGAGACATCAACCCCAACTTTGAAAACATGAGTGTGGCCCAAAAAACTGCACAGGACTACACAGTGACTCGTGCTGGTGGCACATTTCAAGGTCAAGGTGGCGGCAGTCAAGGCAACGGTGCCTACGGCCAAGGTGGTGTTGGCGGCGTGGGCAACAGCAGATTTCAACGAGCTCAGAACGAAACCTGCTTGGATGCCAAGCATGTGGTACATCTCAGCTTAAACGAAGGCCTAGACTACTTCTGGCCTTTTGGTCAAAGCATTTTGGAAAACATCTACAAGGTGTACAAGCAGAAAGAACTGCTGGAAGATTCTGTACTGATCTATCGTGTGAGCCGTGCTCCTGAACGCAGAGTTTTCAAGATTGATGTGGGCAACATGCCCAGCCACATGGCCATGGCCTTTGTGGAGCGTGTGAAAAACGAAATGCATCAGCGCAGAATCCCCACTGTCACAGGAGGTGGCGCCAACATGATGGATGCATCGTACAATCCACTTTCCATCAATGAAGATTACTTCTTTCCCCAAACAGCCGAAGGCCGCGGAAGCAGTGTGGACACCCTGCAGGGCGGCAGCAATCTTGGCGAAATTGACGACCTCAAGTACTTCAACAACAAAATGGCTCGAGGCCTGCGTGTGCCCTCCAGTTACCTGCCCACCGGTCCTGATGACTCGGATCGTGCCATGAGCGACGGTAGAGTGGGCACTGCCTTGATACAAGAGTATCGTTTCAACCAGTACTGCGAACGCTTGCAAAAGCTGATCATGCAGAAGTTGGATGACGAATTCAAGATGTTTCTCAAGTGGCGCGGTTTCAACATTGACTCGGGCCTGTTTGACATCACCTTGTGTGAGCCCCAGAACTTTGCCAGCTATCGCCAAGCCGAACTGGACACCACTAGAATTCAAGCATTCACCGGCTTAGAACCCTTGCCCTACATGAGCAAGCGTTTCATGCTGAAACGCTATCTGGGTCTCAGCGAAGAAGAGATCATGGAAAACGAAAAAATGTGGCGCGAAGAACGCGACACTCCGGATCTTGAGTCAGTGCCTGGTCAAGGCCTGCGCAGCGTGGGCATCACTCCCGGCGGCATGGAAAGCGATCTCCAGGCTGGTGAAGAAATCTCAGCCATGACCGCACCCGAAGGCGGTGCAGATGCAGGCGCAGGCATGCCCGGCGCACCAGCAGGAGCAGCAGGCGGAGCCGCAGTGCCTCCCCCAGTTCCTGGCGGCGGTGTATAAATACACTGCCATGATTCTCACTGAACTGTACAATCCACATCCTGAAGCCTTTCAAGATCTCGGCCAAGACAACAGTCAAGTGCGCCTGGGAGACTTCCGCAAGACTCGCTTGACCCTCATGCAGATCAACAAACTGCGTCAAATGACCGATGTGCGCAACTATGAATACAAAGAGAAACTCAAGCTGATCAAACAGCAGTATTCGCCTCCCCCGGCTGCAGCCATGTAAAAAGTATTACATACTTTGTAATAATTGGGTGTTTTCGGCCAGTAAAACACTACTATTTCTCCTCCGTTATTAAATAAAGCACGAGCCATATACTTTTGGAGGGGTCTCATGAACAAATTTGAACAACTTATTGAATTCGTCATCAACGACGAAGAACAAAAAGCACGCGAACTTTTCCACGACATCGTGGTTGAAAAAAGCCGCGCTATCTATGAAAGTCTCATGAACGAAGAGGCTGATGAAGAGATTGAAGAAGCCGCTGAAGAAGAAGAAGGCGAAGAAGAGCTGGACGAGAGCTTTGGCGAGCCCATGGCCGACAGCGCCGACAACCTGGTGAATGATGTAGAAATGGACGAGATCAGCATGGCCGAAGCCGACGATGAAGGCGAAGAAGCTGAATTCGGTGGCGAAGAAGAAGGCGAAGAAGCTGAATTTGGCGGTGAAGAAGAAGGCAGCGAAGGCCTGGAAGACCGAGTGGTTGACCTGGAAGACAAGCTGGACGAACTCATGGCTGAATTTGAAGCCATGATGGGTGGCGAAGACACTGACAGCATGGGCGGCGAAGAAGAGTTTGCAGCCGACGCTGGCGGTGATGCCATGGCCACAGACGACACAGCTGAAATCATGCCCATGGCCGAAGCCCTGGAACTCAAAGCAGCACCCAAGCCTGTGACCAGTGAAGAAGGCAGCGTGAACAAAAAGTCCACAGTGGCAGCCAATGCTGGCGCTAAAGGTCCCATTGGCAACACAGTGAAGCCTGTGAGCACAGGTACCAGCATGGGCGGTCGTCATGACGCAGCTGGTGCATACAGCAACACAGTGAAAGATCTTGGCGTGACACCCACTCAAGAAGCTGGCAAAAAAGCGTTTAAATCAGCAGCTCCTGCTCCTGTGAAAACACAAGCTTCTGGTGTGAACACCAAGAGCCCAGTGGCACGCGGTTAATAAATGAAAACACTGCGCGAGCAACTTACCTTTGGCCAGGCCAACATACGAGTGATCCAAGAGGATGACTCAAGTTCGCCAGGTGGTAAGATTCTCTATCTCGAAGGCATCTGCATCGAGGGAGACAAGCGCAATGCCAACGAAAGAATTTATCCACTGCGTGAAATTTCACGTGCAGTGGACACCATCAACACTCAAATACGCGAAGGCAATTCAGTCTTGGGCGAAGTAGACCATCCAGAAGACCTCAAGATCAACCTGGATCGAGTTTGCCACAGCGTGGAAAAGATGTGGATGGACGGCAGCGCCGGCTGCGGCAAGTTGAAAATTTTACCCACGCCCATGGGCGAACTGGTAAAAACCCTGGTGACATCTGGCGTGAAGCTGGGTGTCAGCAGCCGCGGATCCGGCAATGTTGACGATAGAACAGGACATGTAAGTGACTTTGAAATAGTCACTATAGATGTGGTTGCCCAACCCAGCGCCCCCAACGCTTACCCCAGAGCAATCTATGAAAGTCTCATGAACATGAAGTACGGACACAGATTGTTGGAAGTGGCTCGTGAAGCTGGGCAGGACAACAAAGTGCAGAAGTATCTCAAGAGCGAAGTAATCAAGCTCATTAGAGATCTCAAAATCTAAGGAGAATCTACAGATGTTAGATGCAATCAAACCGCTGCTAGATAGCAACCTGATCACCGAGGAAACTCGTCAAGAGATCACCGAAGCCTGGGAAGCCAAGCTGACGGAAGCTCGTGAACAGGCCCGTGCCGAACTGCGTGAGGAGTTCGCACAACGCTATGAGCATGACCGAACAGTCATGGTTGAAGCCTTGGATCGCATGGTTACAGAGGGTCTCTCAGCTGAGTTGAGCCAAGTTCGTGCTGAAAAGCAGAGCCTGGCCGAAGATCGCGTGCGTTTTCAAAAGAAAATGGGCGAGTCTGCCACCAAGTTCAACAACTTCATGGTGGCCAAGCTGGCAGAAGAAATTGGCGAATTGCGTCGTGATCGCCGGCAGCACAACGAAGGTCTGGAAAAACTGGAAAACTTCATGGTGCATGCCCTGGCACGCGAAATTCAAGAATTTGCTGCGGACAAGCGTGCTGTTGTGGAAACACGAGTTCACCTGGTTCGCGAAGCAAGATCCAAATTGGAAACACTCAAAACCAGATTTGTAAAAGAATCTGCCGAAAGAGTCAGCCAAGCTGTTAGCCAGCATCTCAAAGCTGAACTCACTCAGTTGCACGAAGACATTCAAGTTGCTCGCGAGAACAACTTTGGTCGTCGTATCTTTGAAGCATACGCAGCCGAATTTGGCGCCACTCATCTCAATGAGAAGGCCGAAGTTCGCAAACTGCGTGACACAATTGCTCGCAAAGATCACAAACTGAGTGAAGCCATTAACCTCGCTCAACGCACTCGTGTGTTGGCCGAGAACAAGGAACGTGAGTTACGCATACTCAAAGAATCCACCGAGCGTGAAAACGCCTTGGCGGAACTGTTGAGACCCTTGAATCGTGAGAAACAAGCAATCATGCGCAACTTGCTGGAAAGCGTACAAACCCCTCGTTTGAAAAACGCTTTTGAAAAATATCTTCCAGCTGTCCTCGAAGACCGCTCGGTGAAAGCTGCCCAAGTGATCACTGAAAGCGTGACCGAAGTCACTGGCGATAAATCTGCCCGCTACCAAGAAGACACTGACTCTGAAAACAGCAACGTGATCGACCTCAAGCGTCTGGCAGGACTTTAAACACAAAAAAGGAGACATAAAATGTCACAACAATTACTTGAAAGTCGCTGGACCGAAACCAAAGAAGCCCTGATGGAAGGTCTCTCT